ATTTACTTTTTCAGCAACAGACAAAGGTGATGCTATAGTATTTGCAACTGCGAATGATGGTACTAATCCTGACATAGATACAATAGCTTTAGGTATTTCAAATATAGTTGAAGATACATCCCCACAACTAGGTGGTAATTTAGATACTAATGACAATAATATTGTTACAGTTTCTAACAGAAACGTAAAACTATATCCAAATGGAACAGGTGTTGTTGAGGCTGGTGGTAATGATAATCCAGGAACACTGCAGCTTAATTGTGAATCTAACAGCCATGGGATTAAACTTACTAGTCCACCCCATAGTGCAGGGCAGTCTTATCAAATTAAATTTCCCACAGGAAACATAACAGCAGGCACATTTTTAAAGGTAGATAGCGTTTCTGGCTCAGGAAGCACTGGAGTCGGTCAATTAACGTTTGATTCTTCACCAGCAACAACAGGAAAAGCTATTGCAATGGCGATCGTTTTCGGATAAAAGGAGTAAATTATGGCAAATCCAAATATAGTATCAGTAACAGGCATTAAAGGTGAATCGGTAGGATTTAATTTATCAGCTACTACAACTACAACTTTAATGACAGTTGCTTCAGATAAAATTGTAAAAGTAAATAGAATTACAGTTGCAAACGTTGATGGAACAAATGCTGCTGATGTAACAGTTTCAGTTACAAAAGCAAACTTTACACCAGATGGTATTTCAAACTTCGACACATCTGGAACTTTTCATTTAGCAAAAACAGTTTCAGTACCAGCTGATGCAACTCTGGTTTTATTAGACACACCAATATATTTAATGGAAGGTGATGTTTTAAAAGGAGGAGCAAACGCAGCTTCAGATCTAGATTTATTCGTATCATATGAATCAATAGACGACGCGTAGGAGGTTTAAATTATGGCTGGAAATGGCGGAGTAATTGGACCACCTAACACGGTAACACAAATCTTTAAAGATAAAGTAACTACGTTTACATCATCAGGAACTTTTAATAAAGCAACTGCAAATCCAGCAGCACCAGGTAATGCAACTGTTGTAGTTGTATCTGGAGGTGGAGGAAGTGCTAACGATGCTGGTGGAGCAGGTGGAGCAGGTGGAATGACAGTTACAGAAAATCATCCATTACCTGCAAGTTCAGTACCAGTTACAATTGGTGGTGGAGGAAGTGGAACTGGACATCCCGCAGGTCCAAGAGGAGCAAACGGTAGCAATACAACTTTTGGAGCAGCCTCTCCTTTGTCAACACTTGGTGGTGGTGGCGGAGGTGGATCAGCAGGACCTGCAAGACCAGGAGGACCTGGAGGTTCAGGTGGTGGTGGTAGAGAATGTGGATCTGGAACAAGTGCTTCAGGTGGAAATGGAGAATCTGGTCAAGGAAATCCAGGAGGACCTAACAATGCTTCAAGAGCTGGTGGTGGTGGCGGTAAATCTGCAGCTGGATTAGCAGCGCCAAGTGGTAGTAGTGGCGGTGGCAGTGGAGGAGCAGGTTTAGATATTACACCTTATTTAGCATGTGCAGAAGCAGGTTATTCAGTTCCAAATTGTGGAAAATATGCAGGTGGTGGTGGAGCTTACGTTAACGGACCAGGAGCAACTGCTTTTGGTGGAGGTAATGGCGGTGGCGGACCTTCTTGTCAAGGAGTAGCTGGAACAGCTAATACAGGTGGAGGAGCTGGTGGAGGAGCTGGTAATGAACCAGGTCTTGCAGGTGGTTCTGGATTAGTTGTTGTTGCAGAAAAATGTCAAGCAGATGCAGGTAAAAAAGCACCGGGTATTTGGGACATGAACACAGTTTATGAAAAAGTAAAAGAAGATGATTGGGTATTTAAATTAACAACAGTAGATTATTTAGTTGTTGCAGGTGGTGGAGCTGGTGGTGGAACAACTGGTCTTTGTCAAGTTGGTGGCGGTGGCGGAGGTGCAGGAGGTTATCGTGCATCAGGTTACGGTCCCTCTCCATTGCAGGGTTCTTCTTTAACTATAAGAAATGGAGATTACAGTATTACAATTGGAGGTGGAGGTGCAGGACAAGCCTCTAGCCCAGGAT